CCCGGGTCCAGTGACATCCGCAACAGTTCGAGCGCCTTCGGCTCCTCGCCAACTCTGAATGAGACAACAGAGCCGTCCCTGTAGGGGTCCTTGTCCAACGTCTTCGAGCCGTCGCGGGACGGCACCCCAAGCGGCGGCTTCACGGAGCGCCGCACGAGGGTCATCATGTCACTCATGGACTGGTTGAAGTTGTCATAGACGCCACGGTTTTCGTCAAAGACTGATTCTCCAAAGTCCTTGTACGTGTCCTGGCGGTCATCCCCTTCTCCGCCGCCGTCCTTGGCCTCCACGGGGGGCGTCGCCCCCACAACGCCAGCGAATATCGGAATGGACGGCGCGAAGTGCGGGGAAGGCACTTTGAGCCATGTGTCCCTGGTGCAAACGGCGTTGACTTGACCATCGTAGTAGTCATAGGTGTAGATTCCAACGTGACCTGTGCCGTTGCCGCCGCCGCCCCCAAGTTCTATGCCGTACTCCGCCTTGATTTCCTCGCGGGTGCGGGTCTGACGATGGATGCACCAGCGCAATCCCGACTCACCGATGGCATAGAATGTGTGGAGAGGGTCGAAGGGACTCACGACAACGGATGTCGTCATGTCGGGGTTTTTGACCAGCATGGCCCTGCCAATGTAGCGGCCCCTGATAGTGATATAGAAGGCTAGCAAGTCACGCAAACTGGGCATCATGCGGGCAGAGAGCAGGTCATCCGCCTTCCGCAAACTGCCTATGACGAACTGCTCCATCATGGAGGCGCTGGCGCGGTCCGGCATCTGCATGGACTCGATGGGTATTCGCACGTTCATCGTGGCCGTCGTAAGCCACGAGATTATGCGCTTGGCATAGGTGCGCGGCTCGTTGCTTATATACTTCTGGTAGCCATCAGACTGCGCCTTCTGCCTCTCATCCGTCCAGTTCAGCCTGAACCAGTCGTAGTCCTCCTGCATCCTCTCACGCAGTTCCTCTGTCACGGCCTCTTGAGCCGTGACGAGTTTGGTGATTTCATCAGGCGTAGGCAGGGACGGCGTTGTCATCTAGGACTCCTTGGCGACATCCAACGGTCTAAGTATGATGTGCGGTTCCTCTGTCTCATCATAACAACAGAAGATACGTCCGCGGTCTAGCATCCACTCACCCCGTTTGGCGACACGTTTTTCGCCTCTCTCCCACTTGATTCCGTCCTGGATAAAAACCCCTGGCAGAGTGAATAGAACAATCGAATCTTTCCCAGATTGCATCAGAAGTACCGTCCCGTCTAGACATATTTCTACCTCAGCCGTATCCTCCAGCATCCAAGACCTATCTGGGCAGACCAATTTCATGCCACTTCTCCTTTGGGAATCTCCACCTTGCCATCCCCATCGACTCGAACGCGCTCTATGCAGAGAAGTTCCCCTTTGTCTCCAAAGTGATATATGTAGGATGGACACACTCTTTCGTAGGGTTTGCCCTCTTCTACCTCCGGCATGTCTGGATGTTCCACAACGACCTCAATGTGCCTATTGACGGCAGGGTTTGTCCGAATGTTAAGAATGCGTCCACCCTCAAACCGCAGCCACTGAAGAATCAGAGACTCATCAATCGTGACAATCGCTGCGTGGCGGGTCTCTTTCTTCCCCATACTCTCCTCAGAACCTCTTGACCATCAGAGTTTCGCGCTTCTGCACAGTCACGTACCCCAGTTCCGCCACCAGCCCGTATATGCACGCCTTAATCGCGTGATTCCACTTGTCGTCCGGCGTGTCCCCCACGACGTTCCCGTCTCTGTCCGTCCGCCACTTGTAGGCGTGGGATTGCCCATCAAACGGGTTCGGCACAACCCCAAACTCCGACAGCAGTCCCGCACACTTCGGGTTCACCACAAACCTCGGCTGATTCAGCAGCGGATTCCATTTTAACATGCTCTTCAGCCGCTCCGTCCCTTCCTCTATCCGCACCTTCTCGGCATTGAGCCGCAACCCCGTCCTCTCCAGCCACACCTCCGCCACCGCAGGCATCGCCTGGTGCTGGTAGCCCGCAATGTCCACCGCTCCCCCCGCTACCTTCTTCCACCACCTCTTCCCTTCGCAAATCGTGATGATGTCGTCCGTCACAAGCCCGCGCTCGTACACCTCATCTACTATCCGCACTTGCCCATCTACGATTTGCACTACCTCTACAGCATACGCCCCATCGTAACCAGGGTCAATCCACAACAAAACACCCTGATTGTAGTCGTACTCAACTTCCTGTGCGTGCAAGTCCGCCCGAAACTCAGGAAACACCAGCCCCCTCGGAGGCACCGGCACCCCCATTATCCGCTCCATGAAGAACTCGTCGCTCGACTCCGCCTTCAGCCTCAGTATCTCAGGGTCTTGCTCCCCACCAGGATATACGTGCTTGTTCGATGTCGAAGGTAAAATGAACGATTGCTTGTCCCCCAACCCGCCACGCCACGCCGCCACCATGCCCGGAAACCACCCCAACGACCCCTCCATCGTCCCGCTCATGAACAACCACCCGCGCTTCGGCGCCGTCCTCGCTAAACACTTCATGTACGTCGTCAGGTCCACCTGCGACGCTTCACATATCACTATCCCCTCCGGCGCCCTCATCGCCAGCGTCCTCGGGTCACTCGCACTCTTCGTCTCTATCCTGCTCCCGTCCGGCCCAAACTCTATCACCCCAGGGTCCACTCGCTTCGTCGCCTTCACCAGCAACCCCACCTTCCCCAAGTCCTCCACCAAATACTCGTACTCCGCCCTCGTCCTCTCATAGTCCGCCGCCACCAGCCAGTAGAGCGTCTTCCCTAGCTTCTCCGGTATCCGCGTCAATAGATACTTCGCCGCACATACCGATTTCCCACTCTGCTCCCCACCACTCACCAATACCTGCCTCTTCCGACTCCGCAGTATCAACCCCTGCCTCTCCGTCGGCTCCCACCCTATCTGCTCAAATAGTATGTCCCCTACCCACCGCGCAGAGGACACTTCTTTCTCTACCCCACTCACCATCAGTTCCAACTCCACTTCGCTAACTGTACAAAGTGCTTACCCTTCGGTACACGTATCTTCCCCCCAGGCGGCAGCACCCAGCAACAAGCTAGCCCTTTGTCAAGAAGCGCCTTTTGGAACTGTTGAGTCGTCAGAGGCACCGATGATGGAGACGGGCGCGAACCTAAGCCATGCCCCCAGGGGGGTAGCCCTGCCTGTCGCTCGTAACGCGCCCTGTGCCACGCCACCAGTTCAGCCGTGCGGGTCACGCGGCCACCTGCGAATGGGGTGTTCCTCCTGCCTTGCTGCCCATGCCTCTGCATCCTCCACATAGATGTGCCCTGGCAACGGCGGCCACGGGAGCCGCGGACCAAGCGGGATGGTCTCCACCACCAGCCTTCCGCTTGCCGCCGGGCGGTTCGCACTATACATCTTATGTAACCTCCGTATCTGGCGCGGTTGACGATTGCGGCGATGTGTGCCCGCTAGTGAGTGAGTGCTCACTAACTGGCGTGACCTGCCCCTCGATGACGCTCCCCGTATCTGGCAGGGAGGCCCGCGCGGCCCTGTGAAGAAGCTCCATCATGCCGCGCATCGTCGCCAGCACGTCGGAATCCGCCGACGTGTCCCGCTCCACGAATCTGCCCGTCATTTTGAGTCCGACGATTGTCGCCGTGACAGCACCAGGGTTTTTATCGGAGCCGCTAAGGTGTTTAAGTCTGGCCTCATACCAATCTGCGCGGACACCGTTATAGACTGGTATAAGACGGTCCCAGGCGGCGGCGAAATCGGGATTTTCTTGGCGGGTGACATACGGCCAAGCGGGGTCTCTACCGATTTGGCGAGCGGCCTCAGATGGGGTAACACCGGACTGCAAGAGTTCCAAGAAGACGGTTCTTGCCTCTTGGGCGGCCTCTTGGACCAGAGCTTGGCGGGTGCCCATAAGGTAGATATACCACGTATAGGGTGTGGGAGTCAAGGGGGTAGCGCTGGGCATACAGTATCGGTACGGTATCACGGAAAAAGAGATACGGTTTCTCTTGGAACTCTTCCCAGAGAAAAACGACGCATGAGGGGGAGATGGGGGGGACTATAGGGGGGGAGAGAGGGTACGGGGGATATGGGGGTAGGAGGGGGAGAGTAGGGTTCTTCTTTTTCTGGTTCCGCCACGGCGCCGCTGCTTCACATAACTCCATAACCTTTCGTCAACCTGGTATCTGAAAGATGGTACTGGCGTATCTGGCAGATAGGGGCATGTATCTGTCCAACCTGGTTGACATGGCGCACAACTTCCTGTATAGTGAAGGTGGAACGAAACGAAGGGGGATGCGATGAAAGTCACAGGCAAGGCTCTGGCGAGAATCAAGGAAGCGTGGTCCCATCGGACGTGCGCCTACGTGTTCCCCGAGGGGATACTGGTGCGCTGGTATGAGCGTGGCAAGGTGGCTGGCAAGACACTGGAAGTCGAAGCGTACCAGGTGTTCCGGGGCGTGGTCACGTTCGGCGCGTCGGGGCGTGACCAGGGCGATTACAAGCGGGTGCCGACGTGCTACGTCATCCACAACCCCAAGCGCCTGTTGGATGGGATCACGGTCATAGAGATATACCACAACAACGCCAGTCAAACAATGGAGCGGCAAGGGCTGACCTGTGAGACCATCACCTATACCACCGACAGCGGCGCAGAGCACCAGGCGGATGTGTGGCCCTTCCTGGCCGAATCCATCCACCCAAGCTATGACTGGCCGGCGTTTGACGCCTACATCGCAACGCTGAAGAACGATAGGGACATCCTGGTACTGGAACCCCAGCCCGCAACGGCCTAGCAGACGGCGCGCCCACCCGGGCGCGTAATGCACAAGCCACGTCCGAAGTCGTGGCGGAAAGAGGAAGAGATGGTCACGGCGCCCAAACTCACAGTCTTGGGAGTGCTCACGGGGGAAACATGCGGCGATGCGTGCTGGCACGCACGCGAGGACATCTGCCGATGCTCCTGCGGGGGAAAGAATCACGGGTGCCTCAGAACCGCCGACGGGGTACAGCCAGTGCGCACGCGGCGCATCGGGGGGCGCATGTATCGCATGGTGGCGGTAGAGTCCTACGCACTCCGCATGGCCCCAGGCGCGGCCCCGATATGCTCCATCCGCCCGATGGAGGACACCAAGGACGTATGGGACGCCAAGGTCCGCCAGCAACACCTGGCCCCCACCAAGGAACGCACATGGAACGACAGCGGTATTGAGGCGGTGGTAATGAAGATTGCCACCAAGGACGAAACGGCGCGCTGGCCGGAACTCGCCGCATGGCGTGAGTACCCCTACGCGGGCTGGTATGACCGCCCATTGGTCATCTGGGCGCGGGAGGATGTCAGAGAATAGCAACCCCTTCCGCCCTCACGGACGCCGGGCGATGCCACGCTCGGCGGGGTGAGAGTAGAAGCGAAAGGAGATAGCGATGGTCAAGGTCTTATGGGATGGTGAAAAGCTGGTCCTGTCCCAAGTGCAGAAGCCCAGCCGCATATATCCTGACCTCGATAGGGCGTGCGGTGCGCTAGCGCGGCGTGGATTCCGCATCCAGCGCACAGGCGTGGGGGAACTGCGATACGCTTGGCCCGTTGCACCCAAATACGCGCACCCCAAGGACACATTCACGGTAGGCGTACCGCTTTACTGGAATATCTAGCCGCCCTGACGAGTCCTAGAGGACGAAACCCCTCGACTACGCTCGGGGGTCGGCGGAATGAAAGAAGGAGGTGTACGGTGATATTCAAGGATGACCGCACTCCAGAACAGAAGCGCACTCACACCCTCATTGTGCTGATGACTGACCGCTTCTTGTCGGGCTGGGGAATGGCCGAAGGTGGCCCCTCATATGCAGGCTGGGCGTGCACGCCTGACACGGTGAACACCATTGAGCAGCGCATCCGCAACCGCTCCGATGCGAAGCGGGTCCGCATCGTGCTGGGCGACTACCGCCCTCCCGCTGGCCCTGGTCACTGCCACATCTACGTTGGCAAGGTGTAGCGCCATGACTGCGCCCTCATTACTCACGCCCACGGGCCACGGTTGCCAGCACTGCGAGACGGGCGAGTGGGCCAATGGCCCTGAGCGAAGTCGAAAGGGGTACACCGTCGCATCGCCTATGGGCACGGTGCGGTTGTGCCGCCAGTGCGTGCGGCGCTGGTATCCCGACGTGGCGGACGCGGACTTTGACAGGTGGTTGCTACAGCAGCAGGCAAAAGCCGCCGGGCTGAAGCTCTGGCGGTAGA